TCTAGCATTAACGCAAATTCTCTATCAACCAAATCCTTGTCTTGTATGCACTGCTCCTGAAGTAAACGTACCACCAGTTGTAATACAAAAAATCACGAATACACGTCACGATATACGGCCATCATTGGTGCAATTTAAAAATCTGACATTTGATGCTTCAATACTAACCGCAGATGCTGTAGTATTCCCAAAAGTTTCGACCGATACAGAAGTAGACATTGTGTATAATTTTATCCAACATACATCAACAGAACATGCGAAGCAAACAAAACAAGTTATTAAAGATATCTTACGAGATACACGCTCGGCGGGAGCAGGATTAATTATATCATCTATTGGCGAAGACCATGGACGTTCTAGTTTATATTGGTACTATGCAACACAAACTAACAAGTCTCATAAAGTTAAAAATTTATCTTATATCATAAATACAATTCTTTCTAGACAACTAGATTCTTAGAGCGCCGCACCACTGACATCCATCATGGCAGAACCACTTACATCCTCAAATCCACCTCGCTTCTTGCCCTTGCGGAAGAGCTTGAAGGTTCCCTTCTTGGCCTTGTATCCAAGGCGAATAAGATTCTTAATAGCCTTCTTTCCAGCGGCGTGCTTCTTCTTGGATACAATACGGCCCTTGTGCTTCATTAGATCCTTTCGGTGCAGTCCACCGGAAGTGTGGCGAGCAGTTCCATTCCAAACCTCGCGTTTTGAGCCAGTGGCCTTTGACTCGCCACCCATTTGGTTGTTCTTGCGCATATTATTTCGGTTCTTACGCGTGCGGTTGGCCATCTTATACTTAGTATAAATATTTTAGAGAAGCCTATTTTCCATAGAAATACGAGGAACCTGACCAGATTGAATCAAATCCATTAAATGTCCCATCATTTTAAGATCATATACACCAGCAAAATGAACTAAGAAATCGCCCTTCTCCCACAATCGAGTTCCTGGATTTCCTTTAAGAAATGCATTAAAACGATACGATTCTTGTGTAATTTCAATATTATCTGCATCCTCCTTATTAGTTTGCATTAAGTGGTAAATTCCCATCTGTTCCCACCAAATGTGGTAAAGAAACTGAGTCTGCTCCCAGACACGACTAAAAAAGTCTACCGCCCATGATCCTGTCCGTAAAATCATATTTCCAGAATTGGGTGTTCCACAACTATCCCATCCTATAAGCAAATTCTTGTTATGAGGAAGAAGAGGCAGAACCCAATCTTCTAGACGTTTATCCATATTTGTTATAAGAACATCGGCATCACTTATCCAAATAAAATCGTACTCGGCTTTGCGTGAAAATTCAATCCAAATAGGTACCTTTGACCATGCGATAGGGCGTTCACGATTCCATCGTTCTTCATGAAATTCAAAGTAATCGTACCCGTGTTTAGTAGCATATTCTCTTTTTGAATTGAGGGCGCGCTCAAGAGCCGATCGATAATCCTTACCAATGGCGAGAGTTATAATTGCAATTTTCGGAGCCATTTATTAGTTATCCTTATAATAGAATAATATCTGGAATTTAAGCCGTCATAAAAAATTGAAAAAAAGTTCGTGCTCAGGAATTTTAGAACCAAGAAACAATGGGTCTAGTGTATATTAAAAATGATAATAATGAGTATTATTGCAATTCATGTAAGTTTACAACATCTAAACAAAGTACAATGCATTATCATTTAAAGAATCATTTAGGCGAATATAATTACAAGTGCGAGGATTGTAATAGAACTTTCATGCAAAAGGCTACACTTGATCTTCATATTTTGTCTAAACATACAAAGGGAGAATCGAATAAATATGAATGTCCAGAATGCAATTTTACATCTTTAACCGAGGGCAATTGTAAGATTCATTGGGCGCGAATGCATTGCAAAAAGGAAATCAAGAAAATAAAGAATGACCTATCATGTAATAAATGCAATGATTCTTTTAAGACTTTGACAAGTTTCTATTATCATGCGTATACTTGTTTAGATCTTCAAGTTAAATTTAGATAATTCCTTATGATTCATCGGATATTTGTTTCGATGGCTGTTTAGATGACTGAGAAGAAAATGTAGTGTAATGTGCTAATTGATATAAGTGGTATCCACCAGCAGCAAAGGCTAAGAGCATTAGAATTTCATACGCAACACGAGGAGTTTCTTTTTTGTTATAGCCAATATAGATTAAGAGAGGTCCAACATAGAAGACATGGATCAAGTTGACCCAGAGAAATGGTGAATTTACTTTATATTTCATATAAGATTTGAATAAATGGTACAGAGTTATAAATCCTCCTAATACAAGGAGAAAGTTGAACATTGCATCAGGATTATCATTTCTTTGTATTGATACATAAAGAAAAAGCGGAGTAACAAAAAGTATGTGCAATAGATTTATAATTGAATGCGTATCCATTCCCTAACTTAGCGTCAAAACTAAAATTAACTACATTACTAGACGGTACTAGACGGTACTAGACGGTACTAGACGTCCTAGCAAGTAATATTTACAGGTTTTGTAAATAAAATATAACTTAATGCGTATAAAACGAGAGTTCCAAAGGAGGTGTTCACAAAAGAGTCCTGTCCTTTAAGAAGCATAGCTACCAATGCACTTGACACCATGAGGCCAGCATCTCCCACAAGTATTTTCGCACCACCTTCAGAATAGTCTTTGAACACATCAATCATTGAGTTATGTCCTCGGGGGAGTTGCTTAATTATTCCAAGGTAGAAGAGTATATCATGGAGAGCTTGTACACCCACGAGAATTCCTAAGAAATATATCGGAGACCATTCAACTTCTGGTTCAACGAATTTTGTGTATAGGAATCGTGATATTATAAAACCTATTACTATAATACCAACATCGGCTAAGACTGCACAAAGTCCAAAGGTATCATACCATTTATTTAGAGAACAACCAAAGATTTCTGGAAAATATCGTGCGAGAAATATGACAGCAACATCTACAAATAGAACAGCTAGAACTATGTAAATAAGATCATTTGTATTAGTATAGTCACTGATATCGAGCCAGGGGCTTGGTTGTGCTTCCTGTTCTTTGGGTTGATGGCCTTTATTTGCATTAGTCTTAGCTTTTGCAAATTCCCTTTCTTTTTTGCCTTTGGCCTCTTTTACGCTCCCACCACTAAGATCTTTAATCAGGGTCCCTTGACCTTGGCTTTGACCTTGACCTTCATCAAATCTTGATTGAACTTCTGGTCTCTGTAAATCAGTCTGGGGCATACTCCATTCCGTGCTGTAACTACTCCAATTCATCCTGATTATCCATGAGAATTTTCATGCACATCTCGGTATGTTCTAGTGCGCCTTCTACCCAAGCTTGTTTCATTGAGAATGATTCTCCACAGACATACACATTAGGAAGAAGACCATTACATACTTTTACAGACTCCTCTTCAGGAATGTATGTACCAGGAACCCAATAGGATGCGCCAGTATCCCAGTAATGTCCTTTGAAGAAAATAGGATCAGGAATATTCATTTCAGGAAATAGTTTACGTATATCACTCATAACTATCTTCTGTAGTGCCTTATCACCTTCACTATTATACACTTTAGCATAATCATTTGTATCATCGCCATCTGTGTAACTTATCATAATTACATTTTTCCCAACAGGAATAATATATCTAGGTCTTTCTGCAGTTACCAGACGTGGAAGATCTTGAAACCAGACAGGACTACTAAAAATTGCGTAGATTCGAAATAGGGGCGCAGATTTTACATAGCGGAGTTGTGGTATTTTACGGACACCTTGAATTTTACGGAGTGCATCGCAATGCAGAGCTAAAACACAACATTTCGTTTTAAGTTCAACATGATCTGTATCTGTTTTTACGGATAAGACAGTGAGTCCGTCGATATTTTCTACACCTTCGAGAGTATGTCTAGGAAGAATGGTGCCTCCTGCTTTTTTGAAGGATGCCACCATTCTGGAAATCAACTCACTAAATCCTTCTTTTATTACAAAGAATCCATTTTTAAAAGACATTTCGCCTTCTGTAAAAGATTCTAGAGCAATGTCTGCACGCAAGAGATTCATTTCGGCCCAATAGGAAAATTCGCTTGATAATTCTTTTGCAACACTTGGGCCGTATATTTTTTGAATGAGTTGATAGACAGTATATTTCGCCTTATCTTCATCAGGAAGGCTTAGAAGAGGTTGAATAAACATCGGCACAATCATTTTTTCAAATTTATTATCTTCTATAGGCGATTTACTATTAAGTTTATAAGATAGTTCTGAAGAAAGAGGAATTAAGGTAAGATTATATTTACGGATAAGTGATTTTATCATTGTGTGGGCGCTTGATATGCGACCTGCGCCCATTTCCCAGTGAATATTCAAAAAATCCGGAGGACTATAAGTATATGTTCTTCCACCAAGACCCTTGTATTTTTCTAGAATAGTTATTTTCCAATTAGGATATTTTTTTTGCAGAGTTAATCCTGCATAAATACCACTTATACCTGCGCCAACAATTATGCAGTCACACGCAGTCATCTTAATTAATAATTATATATTTAGCGTCAAAAACTAAAGTTAAGTACTGTCTAGTACTAGACGGTACTTAACTTTCATATTTTGTGGTACTAGCCTGCAGAGTGGAGTACTTAAATTAAGTACTCCTCGGTACATCAAGATACTGAAGTTAAGAACTCCACCGTAATTATACAACACGCACACCGTGTGAAGAAAGCCATGAAAGAACAACATTTGCATTCGCAGGACCTTCTAGGCGATCCTTAAAATCACCATCCTTAATCATAACAAATGAAGGAATTGCCTTTAGTCCACAATAACCAAGAGTTACATCATTTACATCAACGTCGCAATGATACCAATTTACACCTGGTGAACTCTTTACTATGGCCTCCTTGTCTAGAAGACGACAAGGACCGCACCACTTTGCACTAAATGAAATCACAACAAAGGGAGGATATGAATCACTGAATCCATCCTCAATAGGTCTTCTTGGACGAAGCATTAGTTCAAATTCACTGTGCTTCGTAAGGGACATCATTCCTTTCGGTGTTTCTCCCATGTTTATTCTGATGTAGAAAGGCTTTTAGTTTTAAGCCACTAATAATAATGCCACCGATAAATAATACACCGATAGTTATGGCGATTGCGCTACCACTTAGTACATCAGAATTATAAGAACCACCCTTCATTAGGGCTCCTTGGACACCTTGTGTTGCTGCTCCTTGGACCGCACCTTTAATACCTTGCGTCGCTGCCAAATTTGCCAACATTTTCGGATCCTTGAGTGCATTAAGGCTCTGTGTTGTTTGTCCTACAATTTGCGGTATAGCATTTATAGCCTTAGGGACTTCATTAACAACACCTCTAACGGTGCTTATAACTGGTACTGTAGTACCAACCGCCGCATTTGTGATATTAACCGCCGCATTTGTGATATTTTTTACACCTTCTGCGACAGCAGTGACCGCGCCAGTAACTGCGCCAACACTCACAGTTACTGGGCTTATAACTTCTTCAATTACAGGTTTTGCAATCAATCCAAATGCTTCTCCAATTACTCCAAGATTACTAAATTGATTGGATGCGCTAGGTATTGGATCCAAAGGACCCATCTTTGTGGGATGGTATGCATCAATAAATAGACTAAATGGGAAAAATCGAACAATGCCTTTTTCCCACAGAACAGTTGGTGAGACTATTGTATTATAATAGTCAAACATCTTCCAGATAATAAGAATTAGCCACATAAAAGGATTAAATGTACTTATAAATTTTGCGAGCGCGCCAATTAAATCCCCACCTACAAGGCTATCGAGGCCAAGTGGTAGCCACAAAAGTGCCAAATATGCCAACCATTTGAAGGGCGATTTCGCAGTCGCCTCCTTTTTTGTTCCATCAGGATTATCTATAAATACTCCTGCGGCAATTCCTTCTGCACCGACGACAGGTATACTCAAACCATATTTTAAAACCTTTTCACGATCTTTGAATATCTGTATTATATCATATACATACCAGCTTCCTAATGTAAATACATTTACAATAAGTTTAAGAATTGCGGTAACAGGGCTACGAAGCCATAAATGATCTCCTCCAACAAACCCAAGAAGAACTGTTATAAGCATAAGAGTCCAGTAAGGATACCAAGCCCCTCCCCAATATCCAGCCCCAGTATAGTCAAATCGAGCTTTTGGATTTTTATCGGGTTCAACAGACATCCCCCCTCTGCTGAAGGTTATATAATTGACGATGTGCGATTAGGTCGCAAACATCACACCACCATAGCCATCTTGAATTTTTAGAATATTATAGTTTACAGCAAATACATAACATGTGCGTGGAAGACTTGAATTACCATTACAAGTGGATGGATCGACCGTGTTTAATTGGAGAACAATCGAGTCAAACCGACTTGCATTAAGAGTACCAGAAGGCTGTAATTCCTCAGGACGTAATGCGAAACTGTATAAATATATAAATCTAGAAGAAGTATTGGTTGTATGATATTGGTAGGACTGAATTAGACGAAAATATCCACCTTCACGTGCATCGAATCGATCTTGACCATCCAATTGGATAAGTGCGCTTGCAATTTGGTCATTGAGATAGCCACTTTCATTTGTCCCAACATTTGTATAATTAAAATATTCATGTTTTTGTTGCAGATCATCACGAACAATCACCCAAATAATTTCTTTTATGGGGTTGTTTAAGACTAATGGAATCGATATTTGTGATGTTTTGGCGTTGATTGCCTTTGGATGAACAACTTGAACTTGTTCTATAAGATATTCTTGTGGTTGACTTACGAAGTTACGTCGTTCATTTATGTCCAAGTATATAAAATCTCCCCAGAGCTCGAGATTAGAAATAGAAGCAGATTGAAGAATTAACTTTTCACATGCATTAGGATTATATAATTCGGTTGTGTAGAAAAGATCTGTAAGTGAACGTAACTTTATACGAATCTGAATTGTATGATATTGAAGTGATAGTAATGGCAAGTATTGTCCGGGATTCTTGTTAAACCAAAATGATAATGGAACGTATAAGGATAAAGGACCAAGAACACTAAAATTATAGTTTCCAGATATACCTCCCACCATTTCATCATAGCCACTGAGTTTATCAACGGATATTTTCATAGAATTATAGATATCTTCCCACATTCCACTGTGTTTATCTATTTCAGTTTCACCGATCATAATTTTAATTTCTTCGATAATTGCATTGCCTACGCGATTGCAATAGCCAACTTCTTCCCCATTTGTTAAATACACTTTTGGCAAGTCAATCTTTAAAAAGCATTCACCAAGTAAATCACCGAAACGCGGTATTACACACGTGACTGTTTGTCCAAAATCGGGCTTTCCATTAAAATACATGCGTACAGTTTCTATAGCAAAATTCGTATAGCGACGGTAAACAACACGGAAAAAACAAACTTTAGGATTTCCAGTAAGGAAAGCATCTTCTTTTCCGAGGTAAACGAGTTGTATTCTTCCACCGCCTCTTCGCATCCTATTGCTAACTTGTAAAGTTTGTTTCATCAAACTAAACCAATAAATTTCTCAATTCTTTCAATCTTAGTATTCAATTCTTTAATAGATTCAAGAAGAAGAGGTATAATTTTTTCGTACGCAACTACCAAATAATTTTCACCTCGCTCAACCGCTTCAGGAAGAACCTCTTTTACATTTTGAGCAATTAAACCAATATCTTGTTTTT